CCAAATGTTTTGCGGCGAACCGGCATAAGAACGGAACCGCTCGCCATGTCCACCTTGTGCTGCGCATTCATCCCGTTCACCATCCGGACCACTTCCTGATCCCAAACGGGGCTGCGCGCATCTTCGATGGCATACAACGAGGCGATGTGGAGAATCTTGAGAGTGTACAGCATTGGGTTATAGACATTAACCCAATTGTCGGTGGCCTCCGAGAGGCGGGGAATATTTTGATAGTAAGTTAGCTCGACCGAATTGGGCGTCTCGACCGAGGAACCGTGGACGATCAGATAGTTGCCCATGATACAATACCGCTTGTAGCGGGTATCGAATGGGGGTGTTGGATCCTCGCTGTATTCTGGATTAAAGAAAGCGTCCGGGGTCTGGTATCGAAGCATGCTTCCGCTAGGCATCAAACGAGCCATGCGAATTTCCTGCCAATCCAACGGCAGATTCACCCGGTCAATATAAATATCCTGGGTGTCGATCTGGATCATATGCTTGACGCGGAGAGCCGTCGACAGGTACTCTTCCGCCATCCGAATCCAGCTAGTTACGACGGTATTGGGATATACGTCTTCGCCGATCGCAAGCCAGTTGCGAATCTCAACGCACTTGTCCGTTAGGAAACCCATTCAGACCCGTCCCGGCCAAACTCTAAATGCGGCGTTGTCAGGATCATTCAACCACTTTTTCCAGTCGTTGTCGTCCCAACCTTCTCGCAGAGCTTGTTCCGCGACGGCAATTGGCACACCCCGAGCGACCAATTTGTTGTTCGAACGGCGGGGGTGCAATTCCCTCATGACCTTGTTGTTCTCGATAGTCTGGGTCATGTCTTGTTCAGTAAGTACGTGAACTATATCAGGCTCATCATCCTCCCAGATCATCGTGCGCTTGGCAGCGCCGTCATTTCTGTACACTACTTTTCGCTCAGCCATGGTACCACACCCTTAGTTCCGTGTCAAGTCCCGTGGAACACTATTGACGATTTTCCCAGTCCATCAAAGCCTTTATCAATTCGTCCAGCTTATCCTTGGATGCCTTGGGAAATATATTCTTTACAATCTGCTCGGGGTCGGATTTGAAATAACCGGGGTGGGTCATCGTAATGCCCTTAGCGCTCATCTTATCAAGTCCCGCCTGCTCCAACGGACCGGGTTTTGCCGGAATAGAATATTGCTGAACGCCCTCTTGCCCTGCAAGATAATCCCTCGAATGCGGGTCACCAAACACTTTATCCGGGTTAAACCAAGCCTTAGGTTCGTCCTTAAACGCAGGGGGCACAGACCCCTCTATGTACGAAAACCCTGAAGCCGTCTTCTTCCAGCCTTTCGATGCCGGGTACATCCTATCTTCTTCAGCCTTAAATTCATCGAGCTGTGCTTGTGTATACGGTTTATATTTCGGATTCTTTACAAGCTCGCTATTTTTGTTGACGGTGTACTCGGGGAATTGAACGAAAAAATGCCCCAACGGCGTGTCCGGGTCAACCCCAAGTTTCTTGTAAACCTCCGCCTTGCTCTTCTCAAACGCCCCGGATTGGTTGTATGTGTCTTGCCAGAATTTCTCTTCGCCGGGTCGCATGGTTAGAATGGATTTGGGCTTCCTTGCTCCTCGTTCGGCGATTAGGGCCTGCCCCTCTGGAGTGAATTTGCCGTGTATTTGATTGGGGTCAAACACCATATACGAATTAAACGGCTGGGGCGCGGTTCGATACTCCGGAAAATGTGGATACTGTATCGCATCATAGCCGCGATTCTGCATTTCCGGTATAAAATTCGCGTTCCACCCTCCCGGCTTGCCTTCTAACTTACTTAAATCTTGGTACAATTTCTCGTAACCGGGCGCTTTCTTCAAAGTCTCCAACACACTGTTGGATTCTTGTAAGCCTACAAAATCCCTAAATTGATCTTGCTGATTCCACACGATCGGATCTTGCGGAAATTTTACAGAACTCCGTATGTCTGCCACCACCGGTATTGTTCGATCATGCCCAGATAATGTTCCACCCGCATTCATCCCCAGAGAGTATTGACGCGCAACTCTCGGATCAGTGGAAAAATGAATTCCTAAATCTTGCTCGGGAGGGGGTAACTTAAACTTCGTAAAATCATCCGGCACCTTGGTGCCGTGATAGCCACTAAATAGCTTGGGGAGATTCCTTGCTCTCGACAATAATCCGCCGCCTGGAATAATACCCGCCCCGGCAAGCGTTAACCCCCAAGGATCCTTATCCTGAACCGCCTTATTGAAATCGTCAGCAGTTCCAACCGGCGTGAAACTAGTCGCCAGCTTAGCAATTTCTTGCTGCTGTTGCTGCAGCGGGTCGTAAACCTTGGGAAGAACTCGGTCGACGAGGCTCGGCGTCTCTTGCGCAGGCGGAGTAAATTCCGACGGCAACGGGGTCTTGGGGACACCCGAATTGAGACTTATTCCCGGAGTAGCAGATAAGGCTTCCTGAAGTCGCTCCAAGAGCGACTTGGGTCTGTCCGCCATTTATTACCTCTTGGCGAACTTGCCTTTTTTCTTGTCTGCCTTATTGAATTCCTTGGCAACCTTTTGGGGAACGCCAGCCTTCGATGCAAACTTCGGGCTGTGGGCCGCTGCTTGCATGAATTTGGCCTGCTTCTTGGACTTCGACGGCATGTTCGCCTCCAAAAAAGCCCGCGTCTCTGAGGCTTTGCGAATCAGAGACGCGGACAGTGAACATCAGCACGGGATCCCCATCCTTACTGATGCTATTTCTGGTGCGGGTGCGGCTTTGCCTCGGAAGTCGTAACCTCTGGGCTGTGCGGAGCCTGGGAAGCTGCCAGAGCCGCCGGGTTGACCAGCGTCGTGATTACCGCACCTTGCTTGACGCCGTTTAGCATGATGTGGCCGAGCGGATTGCGCATTTCGACGCCCCACTCGCACAGAATCATCCGAGTCTCCGCATCGCCGGTCTTGGCGAGAGGAGTCGTCCGGAAATTCCGGTAGAACGCAACGGCGAGGAAATCGGCATCGAGAATGTAGGAGACGTCCGTGGGAATCCAACGAGACGGCATCACCTTGATGCGACCGAAATCGGTGGCGATAATGTCCACCGTCGCAGTCACTTCGGTCTTGCCGACGAGGATCTGCGAAATGCCACGGCCTTCGAAGGTGCTGATCGTGCGCTTGATCGCAGGCGGAACCACAAGGTTGTCGGGGCTGGCACCGTTGGTGTATGCCTTCTGCATCGCGTCACCGATCATCTGTTCAGTAACCGCGACCTGGGAAGCGCCCGCAACCGCCGCGAAAGCGTCGGTGGCGAGTGTTGGAAGAGGAGTTGTAACGCCAACAACCGCACCGGCAGCCGCGCCTAGCTTGTCACGAGCGCGACCGAGCCAATGGCCGATAGCTTCGGTCTTGCGTGCCGTGGTGGTATCGGCACCATCGTCACGAGCTTGCCGGGAGCACAGGATGGTTTCCATGTCCGACTTGAGGATCTTGGAGGCCATGGCCATCTGGTGGCCGAGTTCCGATCCCTTGCCAGCGGCGTCGGCAGCTTCTTGCGAACCAGTGACGGTCGCATCGCGCTTGGAAATCTGCGCCACATTGGTAAGACGAACGGTCGGAGTGGACGCGCCACGAACATTCTCGAAACCTTCGAGCTGGGCGTTGTTCGGGTCGACTACGGGCAGGTTCTCCGTCTGCCAATCGAATGTCCGGTTCTTAGCATTGCGGCGGCGTGCCATCGACATAATCGGCGTGTCGAATGGGTCGATGTTGTAAATCGAGTTAGACAGATCTTCGCGGTTGCCTTTCGCCGCGTAGGTCGAAAAGGCGTTACTAATTGACGGCATGGTGAGTTATCCTCTTGCAAGAATTTGATCGAACACAACGGCGGCATCTTCGAGCCTACCGGTGTGATTGAGCCTCTTCATTGCCGAGCTAACTCCCTTCTGAGCCGTGCGTTGCTTAACGCTTCCCGCTCCCGGAGGTATCGGTTTCGCTTGCGCGCGAACGACTGGCTTGGGCTTGGCAGCCATCATTCGATCATATTTGGATGCCTTCAACAGTATGTTGAGCATCCTGCTGTCGTACACTTGCGACACTTCTTCTTCGGTGAACCCGGAAGAAATGGCGGTCTTGCGCATCGATTGCAAGTCCTTTGATTTCTTCTTGGGGTCCGACCAGTTCTTACGATTCGCCGCCTCGAACTTGGCGGTTTCTTCCTCAGCGAATGCGGCCAACTGATTAGCGTTGGACTGCATCGCCTTCGTCTGAATCTCCTCTGCTTGCGCCCGCATCTGCTGGCGAAACTGGTTGGCTTTCTC